ACTACAAGTTGCAGCTTTTCAACTAAGGTTTGTAAATGGGGAACTAAAATCTCAAATATCTGTATTCCTACACCTTCAAGAGCAGATTTTAATTTAGTGATTTCACCTTGGAGATTATCCTCCATAGTTTCAGCCATTTCTTTTGCTACACCGTTGTATTCCCTTGTAGCTTGAGTGAGTTTTTCATAATCTTCAGGACTTGCATTTATGATTGCAAGCATTCCACTCATTGCTTCTTTTCCAAATATAGTAGCTGCATATTGGGCTTGTTGTTCTTCAGAAAGTCCTGCAAACTTTAATCTTAATTCATCCATCACATCTTTAAATGGAAGCATTTCTCCATTGGCATCTGTAATAGATAGACCTAATTGATCCATAGCTCCCGCCATTTTATCAGTTGGATTAGCAAGGTTTGCAATGGCAGTCTTTAGAGAAGTTCCAGCCTGTGAGCCTTTAATTCCTGCGTTAGCCATAAGTCCTAAAGCAAGGGCTGCATCTTCTGCAGAATATCCCAATGCACCAAAAAGAGGAGCCACATATTTAAAGGACTCCCCAAGCATCGCTACATTTGTATTTGAATTTGATGATGCACTGGCTAATAAATCTGCAAAGTTAGATGCTTCTTTTGCTTCCATTCCAAAGGCAGTAAGGGCATCGGTGACAATGTCAGAAACTAAACCTAAATCCTCACCACTGGAAGCTGCAAGCATCATAACTCCATCTAATCCATCAAGCATCTGATTGGTATCCCAACCAGCCATAGCCATATACTTTAAAGCTTCGGCAGATTCAGATGCACTAAACTTTGTGGTAGCACCCATTTCCTTAGCTTTTTCCTCTAGCAATTTTAAATCATTACCTGTAGCACCACTTATAGCCCCTACTTCACTCATACCAGCTTCAAAATCAGAGCCTACTTTTATTGCAGCAGTTCCAATGCCTACAAGAGGAAGTGTAATCTTTTTAGTTAAGTCTTTACCTACAGCTTCCATCTTTTCCCCTACATCTTGCATCTTCTGCCCAACTGGCTCTAATGCTTTTCCCAGTTTATAAAAGCCTGAGGATTGCAGTTCTATTTCCTGATTTACCTTCTTTAAATCCTGCTCCATATAGGCTAATTGTGTCTTTGCCTTATTTAATTTTATCTCTAAATCCTGTGTAGCTTTGGCATCTTTTCCTTTTGTCTCTACTGACTTTTGATGGGCTTCTTCTAAAGCCTTTACTTTTTGCCTTTGAAGTTCCGTTTGTTTTGTTAAACTATCAGATTTTAGTTTAAGACTATCTAGTCCTTTTCCATGCCTTCCCATCTCAGCACTTGCTAGTTTAAACTCCGATTGAACTTTTTTCATCTCTCGGTTTAAGCTGTTTATTCCATTTTGAAATCCAGTAGAGTCTAGGCCTACCACTACATTTAATTTCCCTATTTCCTTTGCCACTTATTTCACCTGCCTTTGGGCATAAAAAATACACCTAGAATTTAGGTGCCTCTTGTTAAAATTATAAAAGGCCTCTAATATATAGAGACCTTGACCCCGTAGGGCATTGATTTTATTGATGCAATTAAACATCAAGACTCTTATTAAAGAGCTTTGTTTTTGTTTAATTAGATTATTTTTTAAAGTAAATCTTGATATTTTTGCCTACCATATAAAACACGCATTATAATTACTTGTTGTTCTTTTTCATTTACTAAATAAAAAGCAATGTAATTATCTATTATTAACTTTCTATAGCCTTTCTTTTTTAAAAACTCATCTGCTACATAATTACATGAAAACGGAAAATCTTTAAGTTGCATAATACTCATTTCTATTTTTTCCAAAAGATTTTTAGCAGCTTTTTCAGCGTATAGCTCTTTAGAAATATAACTATATATTTTATCTAAATCCTCACTGGCTTTTGGGGTAAATTTTAGACTATAATTATTCTTTGACATATTTTCCCCTTAAATCTTTAAAAACACTTTCAGCATCTAATAGCATTTCTCCGTTTTCAATTTGACTTTCTGCTTCGGCTAATTTTTTATATAAATCTACTTTAGCTAACTTTCTTTCATATGTTTCCATACTCATAACTACTAAATCTCCATAGCCATTCTTTGTGATAAAAATTGGTTCTTTAGTTTTATGACAAATCTCAGAAATCTCAGTTGTATTTCTTAAATCTTTTATCGGTCTAATTTCAGGCATAATATCAACTCCTTTATTAATATTATGCCTTAATTATAGCATAATTATGTTTTGATTACAATTAAACTTTTTTACTTTTAATTGATTTATTACAAAATTTCATCAATATATACTTTTTCCTCTCCAAGTTTCTTAGTCATTAGTTTCAAATAATAGATTATATCCATGGAGTCAATTTCATTTAATGTCCAACCTTTATCCAAAAGTGCTAGATACAACTGGTCTATAAAATCCTGGGGATCCATGGCATTCCCCTCTACTGGTTTTTTCCTTCACTTGCTGTTACTTCCGTCATCTCACCTACTACTTCATTAATACATTTTGTGATAGTAGGAATTAAATCTTTAGATTGAAGGCCATCATAGACATCATCTCTAGTAAATTGATTATTAAATAGCTCTACTATATAGTCAATTAGTTTATCTAATTCCTCTGGAGAAATGTTATCAAAATCTACTCCTTGGGATACTTCAATGGTTCTTCTAACCATCCTTGCAGATATAAAACCAGTGGTGTAGGTCTTATCTTTTTTATCCTTCTTTAATATAATCTCCATATATTAAACCTCCTGTGTTGTAGTATCTCCTGGAACCTTTTCAAACCAAGTATCAGCTCCTAGGAAATCTGCACCATCTTCATCTGCTGTGTGTTTCCATTCTCCATCCTTTAGTCTTGGCATAAATGTAAGTTTAAGTTTAGGTGTCTTATGCTCTACATTGTCCTTTTTAGTAGTATAATCTTCTGCCATAGGCTGAGCCACTCCTTTTAAAAGCCACACATAGCGATACTTTCCATTGGACTTTAAACTCTTAAATCCTAGGGCAATATGTGGTGGAATATCTGCTTTATTTTCTACAAGTACCCCTTCCACAATCTTATTTCCTAATAACTTGGCCCTTGTTGCTAAAGGTAAATCTGCTGTTTCTACCTCCACATCAATTTTTCCTAATGCAGATACAGATTCCCAAAGCTGATCATCGGCATAGACTTCTTGAGTATTTACCGTTGGGTTTATCGTAGCATTTATAGCTCCCACCATTGGTTCAGGAACAGCATAAGTTAGTTCCTCTATGGTGTCTTTATTTAAAATAGCAAAATGTAAATCTTTTAATCCTACTTGTGCCATCTACATAACCTCCTTAAAAAATCTCATTACTTTGTGGTATATTTTTAAATCCTCTTCATATAAATCATAAAAGTTTAATTTAGTAAAATTGGCTGTTAGCATACTTTGGTGTACTTCTTTTGCGATTTCAGTGTAATCTGATTTACTCCATATATCAATTTGCACGTAGTAACCAGTAGCAATTTCTAAATCATCAGCGTGTTGTTCTGGCCTATCTAGATAAGTGAAAAAGGTGATATATGTTTCTTCATTACCTGTATAAGTTTGAAATCTTACTGGAACCTGAATATCTTTTAAAGCTGATAAAACTTCTTTATTTATACTCATAGTCCTAATCCTTCTTTTAAATTTTTCTCAATTGTCTCCATGGCATTTTCTTTAGAAACTTCATATCCTTTAGCCATAAAAGGATTGGCCTTCATCTTCACTGTCCCAAATTCCACAAAGCGACTATAAAATACATCCTTATTAGGCCCTACTTCGACACGCTTTGCTCCATCCTTATTCTTCACCCTAGATACATTTATGCTTTCCTTTAACTTCCCACTTCTTATAGGTGTTTCCTTTTGAATGGCTTCTTTTACTACATCTCCAGCTTCCCTTAATGCCTTATTTTCAATTCTAGAACCAGCATTACCTAGATTTTCTATTTCAGATAACAAATTCTCCATTCCTTCTAACTTCATATCAGCCACTCTTATCCACCTCCAATGCCTTAATTTCCATATACACATTTTTGTATTTTATATTATCAATGGCGGTGATGTTATATTGTTTCCCTTGAAAGAGTATCCTCATAGAAGTATTAATGTCTTTTGTGTATCTAATAGTAAACTTAACTGTGTTTTCTCTTTGCACAGCTGCAGCTTCAAAGTATTCTCTTCCATGAAGATTGGTAACAGCTGCCCATACAGTTTTAAAATCTTCCCATTCTTCAACTTCAAAGCCATTCTCATTGGTGGTGGTAGTTAATCTTTGAAAGGTAATTCTTTTATTTAGTTCTCCTGGATTCATTCCACCATCTCCTCTGGATAACAGTAATTAAGCTGTGCTAGCATACTGTCAATTACAGGCCTTATTTTATCTCCTACCTTTCCAGCAGTTAAACCTCGGTTCTCATACCAATCTACTACTAGGACTAGACAAAACAGCCTAGCTAAAGGGTTTGTACTATTAAAGGTCTTACCTGTGGCATTTTTAAGATACTCTTCGGAAGCATTTATTAGGGATTCTATTAAGCTATCATCTTCGTCTCCATCTACTCTTAAATATTCTTTAGTTTCTTTTAGTGTAATTAGCAAGGCTTATCACCTCCAAAAGGAGTGGAAAATCCCACCCCTATGCTCCAGTTGTTGAGATAGTAAGCTTTCCAAATACTGCTGCATCTGTATCCCATTTCACACAATCATCCCTTGTAATAGTTCTAAGTTCTGTTGTATCTCTTCTCCAAGCATCTCCACCAGTAGTTGTAGAAGCTAGTTCATAAACTCCTTGATTAAATAGAACCATTAGCTCTTTAAAGTTTCCAACTATAAATGGAGCTTTTACAGTGGTAGTTCCAGTGGAAGGCAATGTTCTATTGGCTACTACTGCAATTGGTCTACCCTTGAACAGTTTCTTTCCAGGTTGAGTAATATCATCTTGAAGTAGTGGTCTGCCATTACCATCTTCCTGTTCATCTAGCCATTGGAATCCATCTTGATTTGTGATGATTTTACTGGATAGACTTAATGCAGGATCTAAATCTACATTTAATACTTTCTTAATAGCCTTAATGTCTTTTAAATCTTTACTTGATAGAGATTTTAATATCTCTATAATTAAACTATTCTTTGTCACCACGTGCTTTTTGGCTATCCATCTTGTTACATAGGCTATAATATTTTGGTCGCTATCCTTTAATAGCTCATTAGTAATTGGTAAAAAACCTGCTCTTTTCACAAGCTTATATGTTACTGGTGTAAATTTAGGATTATCAATTTCTTTAATTTCTCCATATTCATCTACCACTTGAAAAGGAACCATATCCTCATCTTTTTCTAAAACTCTAGAACCAGATAATGCCTTTACCTTTTCAACTCGAATAATTTTAGATAAATCATTCATACTTCTCATAATCTCATTAATTTTTGTTTGTATATCCTCTGGGACAATAATTCCCATATCCCCATCAGAGTCAGTGCTTACTCCACCTTCATGCATAGCAGCTTTATATTCATTAATAATGCTATAATCATCAGCTGTGATTCTCTGCCTTCTTAAACCTTTTAAAAATACTCTTTTGTATTCTACTTCTAGGTCTTTATCGGTGTCGCTGTTATCATTTAATAGTGTGCCATCTTCCATATCAAACTTTTCAGCTGCTTCTAATTCCTGCTGAAGGGCCACTTTCTTTTGTAAGGCTCTTACTTCTTCCATTAAGTTTTCAGCTTCTACTACCTTATCTTCAGCTATTAAGTTTCTTACCTTCGACTTCTTTTCTTCTAGGTTTTGAAGTAGTTCTCTTAATTCTTTACTCAAATTCATCCCATCCTTTCTGAAATAAAAAAAGAGCCTAAAGCTCTAGTTCGATTAATAATTTTTGTTTTAATAATGCTTGTTTTCTAACTTCCAAATCATTCTCTATTTCTATTAACTCTTTAGGTGTATTTTTGTATCTAGCCAATACATCCTTATCAATAGAAGCTGCTAGTGTTTTTTCTTCCTCTACCACATCACAAAATCCATATTCTTCACATTCTGTAGCTGTTAGCCAAGTTTCACTATCCATAATCTCTATAATCTCATCTCTTGTTAGTACCGAGTGATTTTCATAAGCTGCAATAAGGCTTTCTCGGATTTTATCTAAGTCTTCAGCTAGTTTTCTAAACTCATCTGCATTACCCATGCCTACAGTCCAAGGATTATGAATCATCATCATGGCATTTTTAGGCATAAAAATAGTATTGCCTGCCATAGCTATAACTGAAGCAATACTTGCAGCTAACCCATCAATATATATATTTTTATGTGCCTTATGTCTTTTTAAGATAGAGTAAATAGTCTGACCTGCAAATACATCACCTCCTGGAGAGTTAATGTAGATATTTAGTGTGTCTATTTCCCCAAGATTATCTAAGTCAGCTTTAAACTCTTTAGGTGTTACTTCATCTCCACACCAAGTTTCATTTGATATTTCACCATAGAGGGTTAATTCTCCAGTAGTTTTATCTATGGCTTTAAAGTTCCAAAACCTTTTATTCTTCTTTCCCAATTTCATCACCACCTCTTTTATACTGCTCACCTGCCATTTCAATAGGCATCATATTTCCATTGATTAAAAGTCTATCTCCTCCTTCTTTAGATTCTAATTCTTCTAAAGCTCTAACTTCATTAGCTGTTAAGAAGCCTGATTGAATTGCAATTCGATATCCTTCATATCTAGTCTTTGGGTCTGCTCTTAAAATGGCATTTACATTAAACTTAATATAGTAGCCTTCTTCTAATTCCTTATTGGTGAATAGCTTATAAGTTAATTCCTGTTCATAGCCAGTTAGAATATCCATTAGTGTATCTACATAGAATTCCCTTTGCTGGTATTCTACATTGGTATGAGTTGCTCTATCTAAATCGTTAATCTGATGGTTCTTTATTCCAAAGGCTGCAGCTATTTGCTTTACGGTAAGCTGAGTGTTTTCTATAAACTGGGCATCTGCCATAGTTAAACTTAAAGGCTGAAATTGATATCCTATGGGAAGAAGGGACACCCTGTTGGCATTTTTAAGTCCACTGGCCATCTGTTCAAATCTTTCACGAAATACTCTTTGAGCTTCTGGATTTAAATCTCCTATATAGTGGATGATTCCTTTGGTTTGAAGTCCTGTTTTAAAAGAGTTATTTAAATATTCACTAGCAGCTCCAGCATTTTCTATGGTGTTTTTAAGTTGATTTAATGGAGTCATGCCTACAATCCCATCACTGGTTAGTCCTTTAAAATGTAGCATTTCATCAGGGTCAATCCTATACTGAGTACCTTTATTATCTGTATAGACATACCAAAGTCTACCTTTATGAGGAAGTAGTCCTATATCATCAATATATATTTCTACTTTAGAACTATCTAAGGGGTATATTCCTGTAACATGACCTGCATTTCTTCCAACTGTTTCAAACTCTATCCAAGCATAGGCATTCCCATAGATATTTCTCTGAACTTCTAAGGCTTTAAAAAAATCCCTGGCACTCATCCACGGATTAGGTCTAATCTTTAAAATTGGGGTTAGAGAATGTTCTGTCGCACTTTGCCTTCCATTATTATTTTTATATACTTTAGTAGGAAGTTTACCTATGCTATCAGCCAATATTCTAATACAGGAAAACACAGTTGCTTCCTTTAGTGCATTTTTACCTTTGTAATTAAGCTCGCTATTTTCAACTCCCAATATTTCTAAAAGCCTTCTATCGTTTAATTCCACAGTTTCTGCTTTAGGACTAAATATATTCTTTAACTTATTAAATACATTCAAATATCATCACCCCCCTAACTACTCTTGTACTCATTTAATCACCTTTTCATTATTAAATACATTCAAATACCATCACCCCCTAACCCCAAAGTTTGTCTAGCATTTCCTCTGTTGAATACTCATTTAAGTCAAACTTACTTCCTTCATTTCTTATTGCCCTATCTAGGGCCATAATTAAAGCAACAGCACCATCTATTTTTTCAGTGGATTTTTCCTTATCAGGCTTTATATTTCCAGCAGGATCGGTTCTTACATGAATATTATCCATCATCCAAGATAGTACTGGGTGTCCACCATGGGCTATTTTCTTTTCCAGTGTTAATTTCATAAGTTCCTTTGTAGGTGGGCTCATATCTTTGTACCCTTGCCCAAAGGGAACTACTGTAAATCCTGCACCTTCTAGGTTTTGAGTCATTTGCACAGCTCCCCATCTATCAAAAGCAATTTCTTTAATGTTATAGTCCTTCCATAGTTCTTCTATGAATTTCTCTATAAAGCCATAGTGTATAACATTCCCTTCGGTGGTTTGAAGGTAGCCTTGCTGTTTCCAAAGATCATAAGGAACATGGTCCCTTCGAACTCTTAAATCTAAGTTCTCCTCTGGTATCCAAAAGTATGGAAGTACATAGTATTTATCGTCATCTGGAACAGGTGGAAAAACTAAAACAAAAGCTGTTATATCGATGGAACTTGAAAGGTCAAGTCCACCATAACACTCTCTTCCTTTTAGTTTTTCAGGATTTACTTCAAAGGAGCACTTATCCCATAAATGCATTGGCATCCATCTTACAGATTGCTTTACCCATTGATTAAGCCTTAGTTGCCTAAATAAGTTCTCTTCTGCTGGATTTTCCTTTGCACTTATAAAAGCCATCCTTACTTTTTCTATATCAATAGTATGGTCCAAGGATGGATTAGCTTTATACCAATTAGCTTCATCTGTCCAATCATCACTATCTTCAATTCCATAAATAACAGGGTAGAAGGTAGGATCATGCTTTTTGCCCCTTATTATATCATCTGCCTTTTGGTGAACTTCCCAGCAAATAGAATGCCTATCAGTTCCAGCAGTAGTAATTAAAAAGAAAAGTGGCTGCTTTCTCGCATCTCCACTTCCTTTGGTCATTACATCATAAAGTTGTCTATTAGGCTGGGCATGTAGTTCATCAAAAATTACTCCATGAACATTAAGCCCATGCTTTGTAAATGCTTCAGCAGATAGAACCTGATAAAAACTAGCTGTAGGCATATACACTAATCTCTTTTGAGATAGAATTGGTTTTATTCTTTTCTTTAAAGCAGGACATTGATCTACCATATCTACTGCTACATCAAATACGATAGAAGCCTGCTGCCTATCAGCTGCACATCCATAAACTTCAGCACCCCATTCTCCATCACCACAGGTAAGATATAGGGCTATAGCTGCAGCAAGTTCACTCTTCCCATTTTTCTTTGGAATTTCCACATAAGCTGTATTATATTTCCTATAGCCATCTTCTTTTACAGTTCCAAATATATCTTTTATGATTTTATCTTGCCAAGGTAAAAGGTCGAAAGGAACTCCATGCCATACACCTTTGGTGTGTTTAAGGTTATTTATAAATTTAACTGCTCGTTCTGCTTTCTTTTCATCAAACATTATTTAACCCTCAGTAAGTTTTCCATTGGATCATCGGTATCAGTCTCTTCTGTATTTACCTGAATTCTTGTACGAGCAGCAGGAGTAAGTCCAAATTCAGAACAGAAGTCCTTCATAACCTTAAGATATGTCTGAGCAATGGATACCTGTGGCACTTGTTGAATATATCCTGATGGGGTTTTAAATATAGTGCCATGCTTTGATAGGAATTCCTCTGCTTCTTTCCACCTAGCATAAGCTTGACAGTATCCAGCAAAGGCTGCCATATCTACTTCAGTAAGTATTCCAATGGCCTCCATAGTTTTAGCCATTCGCTCCCATTCTTTCTTAGCTTCAGGCTCCAGCCATGACGGACATTCGGGAGCTTTTCTTTCAGGTTTTGGTTCTTTTTCATTTAAAGGTCTTTTTCCAGGATTCCCTTCCAAGACCTTTAGTGCAGTTGGCTTTGGCTTTCTTCCTCGTGTCGCCATGCTATCACCTCCAATTTATAGTAAAGAAAAAAGGCCCTTACTTTAGGCCTTCCTTCTGATTTTTCTATCTTCCAATACCCTTATAGTTTAAATTCCCTTTCCTTACTTCTTTCATTTCTCTATCCCTTGCCTTTTCATAATTCTTATCCTTGGTTTCTTTCTCCTTGCATTCCATGCAGATGCAGTCCTCATTAAACATGGACATAATCCTTCCATTCTTTAAGTCCTTCCTGCATCTATCGCAGTATTTTTGGGTAAAAAACTTATCCATTTAAAACACCCCTTCCTGTTTAAAGATGATAAAACCCCTAGGGTAATTGCCCCATGACCTCTTTAAAAAGGCCTTACAGGGCAAGTGTGGGGCTTACTTTTTCCTCTTTGTGCTGATTTCAATGGCTTCATCAATGAAACTCAAATCAAATCCAGCACTTTTGTATCCTTCCTTTACAGTTCTTAAATAACTTTGACTTGGAGAATTTAAGTGAATTCTATCCTTAATCTTATTGGTCATGATGTAAACCATGGCAGTTACAATTTCTCCAGTTTCAAGTTCCACTGGTATATCTTCTTTGTAGTAAAAACTAGGATAGCCTTCATACCTATCAAGGGCTATTTCATCTTTAGGCTCTACTTCCCATACAAGTACTGGCACTTTTTTACCTTTGCAGGGTTCAATGGTTAAGTAGGCATTTCCAGGTACACCTTTAAAAAGCAGCCTGTAGCCATAAAGCATTCCCTTTCCATAAACCTTGGCAGTAGGACATCGGTAGCTCATTTGCTCTAGGTTAAGATTTGAACCATAAGCAACATATAATCTTTTCAT